CAAAATATAAAATTATAGGTTGTTTACCTTCATGCGCAGCCAATTCAAATCTAACTTTAGCCGAATTAAGAAATGTCAATGATGGATAACCTTTACATGGATTAAGAGCAACATCCCATTTGTTACAGGTTTCTTCAAATACACCTTGTTGTGCTTTTTTTTCAATAAATACTTCTGGATAATACGGTTGATTATCCCATCTATTTTTATGATAACTTGTAGCCCAATTTTTTATTTGTTGTTTTGCTATCCCAGATTCAGTTTCTACATCAGTTTCTCCATAAGCCGTACTCCCAATCGTTTCTCTTTCGTGGTCAACAATAGCCTCAAATTCAAGTAACCCTTCCCACCTCGCCCATATCATTGCATTAACCACTTTTTTATAATGAGGCATATCGTTTGTCATTCCCATTGCTACTAATTCATAATAGATTTCACGAATAGTTATATTACCCTCATAACCTTTAGTAACGGGAATTCCATTTTCAATAATCCATTGTTTTGTAAATCTTGATTTAATGTTTTCTTTCATTTCTCCCCTTCCTCCGGTGGTTGACACAAATATTCTCTTTTGAATTTCTCTGGGCCCAATTCCTCGTTAAGATGTTCCTTGAGATAGTCACCCCATAGTGCCTCATTTAAGAACCGGCTCGGCAACTGCGTCCTTGCCTTCCCGGTGAAGCCTATCCTTTCCTCTGCCCGAGTAAACAATAATCTTTCCTTTGCCCGAGTAACCGCAACATAAAACAGTCGGCGCTCTTCCTCAATCAAATCCCTTTCGGTCTTTCTGGTTACGGGGAATGTCCCCTCCTCGCAACCGGGTATGATAACCACCGGCCACTCAAGACCCTTCGCGCAGTGGACAGTCATCAGGGATACCCTGTCCTCGTCCTTCTTGATTGAATCGGTCGCCTCTATCTGAACCACGCTGTCAAGGAACGACCTCAGGTCAGAGCCCTCTTCCCGCTCAAGGAAGTCGGGGATTTTATACTTCAGGAGCCAGTCCACGTTCTCAAGTCGTGTTTTAAGTTCCTGCTCCTTTAAGGAGTGAAGGAAACACCCCTGAGTCTCCAAAGACTTATTGATAAACTTCTCCACCAGGGCATCAACGGACAGGTTCTTTAGATCCTCTTCCCATCCGTAGACCTCCAGTACCTTCGCTGTCAGGGTAGGCTCTATTGATTTAAAGAGGCTCATCCCCTCTTCTATGGCGATTGACTTCATGGTCTGGAGCTCAACCTTGTCTATGAGCAGATGGGAAATTTTCAGTATCCGCTCCATTATATAGTCATCATCTGGGTTCAGGATAGTCCTTAAATAAAGCATAATCTCCCTTATTTCAGACCGGTCCCAGAAGCTATCCCTTGAGATAACTTGATAGGGGATGTCCTTCAGAACCTCCCGGAACTTGTCAATCTGGCTGTTCGTCCGGGTCAGGATGGCTATATCCTTGTATTTATAGCCCTTTTGCTCAATAAACGCCTTTATTTGCCCCTCAATGTATGAAACCTCGGAATCCCCGTTATCTGCCACGTATAGCCCAAAGCTCGCTTCTGTAGGGGCTTCTCGCGTGGGTTTGATGATTTTATCCGCCCTTTCCTTATTATGGGCTATAAGGTTGTTAGCCAACCGGCAGATTTCGGGGACTGAGCGATAGTTATACTCAAGGTTTATAGTCTCTAAATCGGGGTGTCTTTCCTTGTATTTCATAATATATTCTATACTTGTGCCACGGAAACAATTATGGGTTATTATTCCATTGGCAATTATATGAGGAACACCTTCAATAACCAAATCAATGAACTCGGTATCACACTTGATTTTCTCAATCTTATAAATTGTATCCTGTGAAAATTTATTTTCATCAAAGGTAGGAATAATCATACCTTCTACTAATTGAGTGGCAGGCATTATCTTATACCCATTCCCCGCAATCGATGCTTTGTGTTCGTAAAGAGTGTAATACCCCCGATTTTTCAATTCCTCAAGCAAACGATCCGACTTCTGATATAGAACCGATGAGATGGAATTACATGAACGAAGTCGATAATAATCTCCTCGTTTTTTTGCTCCATGATGTACCATGATTTCACTCGCGATAGCAGTTTCACAAATTAACTCATTTCCATTCTTTGTTCCAGAAATGATATTTACTTTAATTCTTTTCTTCCTTTCTTCACCTTGCACACAACAATGAGGAAATGAAAAATCATAACCCCTGTTCTTTAACAATTTAAGACCGCTATCCCCAAAGTCTCGGAATATTTTTAAGTGAGCTCTGTCGGGAAGTGCCATTTTTCGCCTTTGTTCAAAAACACGGGTTGGAATTTTGTATTTTAGAGATAATAATTCTTCTTGGAGAATAGCTTCCCACGATTGTTCATAATGGTCAATAAGCCATATCTTATCTGCGTGTTCGCTTCGCATACGTTTATGAATAAAACCACAGTTGTCAAATCGGGATTGGGTGCCTGAGGTTGTCCCAATCCTAAATCCATAACCTTCACGATACATCAGATAAACGAAATACCCAGGCATATTCCTTGGTATTTTAACGATAGCAAGATGATCGCCAGTAACTATTAATTCTCGCCCTTTCTTTGTCATTATTTTTATTGCGTTGTGAGGTTTGGAAATAACTTTTTTTAATATTCTATCTTTGTAAAGTTTTCTCCCTTTATTAGAAAATATTCGTTGTCCTACTTCTAAATCTTCAATGTTGATTTTACCTTCAGGAGTCAGTATCTCCGTTCCTTTTTTTATGCAATACACGTTCTGATCAGGATCACCTACAACAAAGGTATTCTCTATGGCGAGAGTCCGGCACATCTTATCTTCGAGCGAAGCCACGTCATGGAACTCATCATAAAATATGTATCCGTACCGGTTACGGTAGTACTCAAGGACTTCCGGGTGTTCGTTGAGTACCTGAACCGCAAGCGACAGAATCATATCGAAATCTACGGCGTTGAACTTCTTGAGGCGCCGACGGTATTTAGAGTCAATGTTCCTCATTTCAACTGCCTCTTTATAACTGCCCTGGGACTCCCCTATTGCATAGAAATGAAGCATTTTCTTAATGCTGACCTTATGCTTCCCCTCTGCTATTATGCCCTCAAGGATGTCCCTCTTGTCAAACGGGTCGTAGATACTGAAGGTTTCGCTCAGCCCTATCTTATCGTGCCACTTCCTCAGTATCGAAAGACAAAAGGAATGGGATGTCCCTATGGTCATCTTCTTCATTGTCTCATCATCAGTGAGCTTCTTTATGCGCTCCTTCATCTCCCCGGCAGCCTTCCGGGTAAAGGTAATGCAGAGTATCCTCAAGGGCGAGATACCTTCGTTTAGAAGTCTCTTTGCCCGATTGGTCAGCACGAGGGTCTTACCGCTTCCGGGTACTGCAAGTATCAGTATATTCCGGGAATTACTTGAAATTGCCTGCAATTGCTGGTCGTTTAGATTCATTGCTCCTTTACCTTCTCCCCCTCTTTTACCGTTCTCAAGTCGGGCTCTTTGGGCTCTTTGGGTTCCTTATTAAATTCGATTCTTTTTTTAATATCAAATCTATCCATTATTTTTATAATATCTTTTAATGTTGCAAAAAATGATTCTTCAGATGAGGAACAACAAACTTCTTTATTTTTATCTCTTTCTCTTGTCCACATCCACCACCTATTCCCATCCGTGTTTATTCCTAAGTCCCAATCATTCTTATGTAAATGCTGTTTTAATCTTGTAGTAAGACTAAATATCATAGAAATTATATACATACTTAAAAATAAAACAAAACAACACATCATTAATATCATTATTTATTCTCCTTTTTTTTTTAAAAAAGTATTTATAATATATTTACTGGAATATCCCATCAGCATTGCTTGTTGAAGGTCGGCTATCGTAGTATTGTCCACCACACTCGTATTGTCCGGTATTTTGGTATCCTGATAAAATGCGTCCATAAATGCTTTGAATGTTTCCATGGAAACATAACCTATATGTACCGTGAGGTCTATCCTTCCGGGACGTGTTATTGAGCCATCTAATTTGTCAAAATGATTGGTAGTGGTTATAAGAATACGCCCATGGGTATCCGCGATTCCGTCTATGTTGTTAAGAATATCGCTGATGTTAGTTGGGTCAAACAAAAGTTGGAGGTCTGGGGGATTATTATTTTCATTTTTTCTAAGACATGTACTCTGATTTGTATCTATATCCTCTATAACTAAAATTACATTTTCCGGTAATAATGGTATGGCTACGTCAAGATAAATCATTTTACATGCAGATAATATATAAATATCCCTGTTAAGATAAGAAGCCACAGCCTTAATTAAACTGGTTTTGCCCGTGCCCGGGTTTCCTTCTAAACAAATGCCAAGCCTATATGGTATGCCATGTTTCAAATACCACTCCTCTTTTTTAGTAAAATTGTTAAAAGTATCAATAATTAAATCTTTCTTGGATTGCTCAATAAACACGGAATCCCAGGGTCTTTTATGTTGACTCTGAGTTAGTCTCCACGTTTCAGTTTTAAATGTGTATACCTTTATCTTATCCGGGTCTTTATTTTCCATCTCGCGTATAATATCATTAAATATACTATGACTTCTGCCGAGTTTTGTTATCGTTAATTTTTCTTTATCATGGAAATCTCTTGACTCTATCTCTGCTAATGACAACAATAAAGGATTTAAAAACTTATTTTTATAGAACAGGATGTGAGTTCCGGTACCCATACCTTTCTGCTGTATTTCATCTCCCCATCGACCGTTTCTTAATTTTATGACCCTGAACTTTTTTGAATATTTATTAACATCAACCCATCTCATAAATAAATGAAAAATCTCATTTGAACTGGTCAGTTCTAATTTGGTTGTAACACGTTTTTTAAAAAATTTAAGTATCGATGCTGGAACATTCCGTAATAGGTATGTGAGTATACCCAATCCATACAAAGATAACATGCCTGACACAACTTGATTCTGTTCAGATAATTTTAATATTGAGGGAATATCCATTTACTATCCTTTTTAATCGCACAACAGTTCCCATGCCTTCCCGGAACTCAGGCTACTGGGAATCTTTTTTATTATTTCATAACACCCGGGGCCTATTCTTTTTAAATACCCCAACCTTGTGAATTGATTTCTGTAATTATTCATGGTGTCTATATGGTAATATTCTTTAAGGCAGATTTTAGTCATAAATTCATATTTCAAAACAGCATTTTTTTCTTTTAACTTATTTATTATAATCACCAGTCTTTCCCATGTGGTTACATTTTTCATGGCTTTCTCCTCCCGATTTTTATAATACCCAGTTCGATTTCTCTTGCGAAATATTCCTTTAAAGTTTTCATCGTATACCCTGCGGATAATTTTGAGATAATGTAATACTCAAGTTTACTCTTGCAGTAAACATCACTATCGAAGGTTATTAATAATTTGCCTGTTTGAAACTGACTGGACATTATTATCCTTAATAATCCTCTGGTAAATCCCCCATTTTTTTAATGGCGTCAAATATAGTAACCCCACCAGTAAACGATGTCCTCATGCTTGAGATGTGATATTCTTTCCGTACCTTATCGTAGCCTATAAAAACCCCCTCTTCCTCATTCTCTGCCTCTTTCGCTATCTTCTTTAGTCCTGCATGTAATCTTTTTGTATCATCCATTATTTACCCCTTTAACAGTTCTGGGTTAGAATGCATGTTGCCGATTCTTTCTATCCAATTACTTGTGTCTTGTATTTTTCTAAGCGACCACTCATGCCCCTCCTTATTTACAACAGCAAATCTGAATCGTTCATTGTTCCATTTAACTTTATATATGCCTATTTTATCATCGCCCCAAGTCTGCCGTTCTTCTGTTTTTATTATATCCCCCTCGTATACCTCTTTTTTGCTCTTGTCTTTTAAGCCGGTGTATTGCATTTCAGGTTTCCATAACATTGATAATTCACTTCCAACTTCAAAAGGACCTATCATTTTATTATTTTCTTTATCCCAAGCCCTGAATTTATTCTCTCTCACTTCCTCATCCTCCTCTGCATTGACTTCGCTAACTTTTTCGCCTTTTTCTTCTTTGCCCTAATCTTCTTTGCATTAAAGTAGCCCACCTTGGGTAGAGATACCTCCGATGTCTTTGACTCTCGACCAAATCCGAACCAAGAGAGCACTGCCCAAATATAGCTCGAGAATAATCCGGGGGAGGACTTTCTCTCATTCCGACCTCTTACATCCTTGCTCCGCTTCTTTCTTATTTTGAAATCCTGTTTTTCTTTATCGTATAGTATTATTTTTTTCATCATTTACCCTTCAACTTAAATTCTTCTATCCACGACTGCTTGATATTACCGACTTTAACATTGATGGATTTATCAACAAGCTCATCAATGTTAGTAATCTTTATGCCAAACAATGCTGATGGGGTAGGGGGAATGTTATTTACTATTCCTTCCACTCCTTTACAATTCCCCTTTACAAATATTACCTCATTCCCTATCTTAAAATTATCCTCTCCTCTTCCTCCATTTTCTTCCTTAATCTTTAAATTCCCTTCGCAGAAATGCTTAAGGAAAGCCATAAAACTCGAAGCACAATTCTTAGGTCTGCATTCTGGATCTTGTTTCTCTATCCATTCGTGGAATTTATCTTGTAAGAATTTTCTATCACTAAAAAACAAATCTTTTAAATCAGTTTTGAATCCAGCCTTGAAGGCACCCATCTTTAGTTCTTCCTTTGTAATTGCTTCAGTTTTCTTTCAAACTCTTTATTACTTATCCCGCCCTCAGCCAACCTATCCACCTTGTCCAGATAAGCTTCAGCCTCTTTAAACTCCTTCTTGATTCTTAAGTCCTCTCTTACATCTTGAAAAAATTCCACAACCTCGTTGTCTGTTTTGAATTTCATCCTTGTTTGATTACCCGACGGATAAGGGAAAAACACCTTCCATATATTTCGCTTCACAAAATAACAAATACTGTAAGTAGTGTCTCCAACCTCAACAAGAATATGCGGAACGCACTGATTAGAAAGCCTTGATTTACCGTTAAGAACGGTTTCCATCTTAACTACTTTTTCCATCACAAAATCGTTTAACCTCATTTCTCTGTCTCCTCTCCTTTTTTTTATTTTCCCATTACCCATGTCTGATAGTATTCAGCATGGCATTCCTGAATACATCCCGCCATGATAAGATTGTCTATTTTTTTCTTGTCTACGAACTTACAGCAGGCATCTATAAATGCGACCCTGTGGTCATCATCCACTGCCTCGATATTGTCAACCAGTAAGACCTTCAGTTTCGGCTCCTGCTGAAGGATAAGGGCGACCATTATAGCCACTCCGAACAGAGCTTTCTCGCCGTTCGAGAGGGCATGGTAGGGCACGAAGCAGTCGTTCGCTTTCTGCCACCCGAACTGGAATATCGCCTTCCCGGTCAGCTCGTCCTCGAGCTTGAATTTAATGTTTTTGTTTACGTCAATCTCCTTCAGGAGCTGATTTATAGTGGCGGTGTAGGGCTTCAAAATAGCCTTTATTATATCCCCGAGTATTCCGTCCTTACCCACGACATCTTGTAAACTCTTAATCGCATCGAGGCGGGCTTCCATTTTCACACGCTTCAACTTTATGTTTGCCTGTAAAGTCTCGGCTACCTGGATTTTTATTTTCTGCTCGAGTTCTGCCTTTAAGTCCTCAAGGATTTTACTGATTGAGCCTTCCTGTTCTTTGAGTTCATCGTTGGATACTGGCTTACTGAGGTTCTTCATTTTCTCTTGCAGTTCCTTCAGTTGTTTCGTCCAGTCCTCGTTATTATATGCGAGTCCTTCCATCCTTTCATACTTGTCAAGTTCCTCATTCCTTGCTTTTAGTTCCTCTTTCACTTCCTGCAAGCTCTCTTCTATTTTGGGTCGTTCGCTCTTGCGTTTTTGAAGCTCCTCACACTTGATTCCAATGGGACACTGACCGCCGATAACGCTTAATTCAAGTTCCATTTCGATTATTGCTTTATTAATCTTATATACGCCTTCCTTCACATCTTTCATCTTCACGGTATATTCCTCGAAGGTTATATCCGGGTCAAATTCTTTGGGGAGCTCGCTAATCCTCTTTAAAATTACTTCAATGTCTTTATTTGTGGTTTCATACAGTTCCCCGGCTCCCCTGTTCCTCTCCATCTCGGCGCTCAGTTTACGCAGTTCATTCTCGTTCCGCGCTATCTCGGTCTTCAGGGATGGAATGGTCTTGGAGGTCAGATCCTCTTCTTTCTTTTCCTCTATACTTTCAGAGGCTCCCACGTTCCCCCGGATCTCGGATGAAGCCTCATTTTTTTCTGTCCGTAGATATTCAAGGATAACTTCAAGGTTGTCTTTAGCGGTCAGGAGCTCGTCCCAGTCCTCCTCTGTTTGCTTAATAATATCCTCGCACTCTTTTTTCGCATCGCCGATAAGACCCTCGGTATCTTTTTTCATCTTGTCAAATATCTTTTTCTTATCCCATCCGACCTCTTTACATTTCCAGAAGAAGAAATTCCTGAATTCTGTATCAGTCATGTTTATAAACGAGTTCAGGTCAAACATCATGGGGAACGAGCCGACGAGGTTTTTTATCCGCGCCTCGTAGTCCTTGGAGGTCTGTTCGTCCTCTTTCGGCAGGACGGATACCCCCATCCCAACCGAGCCCTTCCTGTCGCGTTTGTATACCCTCTTAATCTCACTTACGGTATCGCCATCCTTTACTGTTATAGACACCGATCCCTGGTTCCCGTGAATGTGCTCCATGACCGAGTTCGGCTTCTTTCCGATTTCGCTATCGTATCCGGTAATGGCGATTTCAACTGTCTTTAACATTCCGGTCTTACCAGAACCGTTGGGCCCGATGATTACGACCTTGCTTGTAAGATCTAACTCCTTTTTTCCTTTACCCTTTAAATTAGTCGACTTGACTTTTAGAATCTGCATCTGTTTCTCCTTTCAAAACCATAAGTAATTTTTTTACATCATCATGGATTGGTGAGTTACTGAGTGAACCTTCCCTTACCTGAACTTCTATACCCTCAATTAATGCGGTTGTTTTCATTATTTTATATTCATCACAATCCTTAAAATTAAATGGGCAACCATCGGGGCAACAAAGATTACATACTGGTTCGTCCTGCACCTTCCTTTCGTGAAAATACTCACATTCTTTCTTCTTTTCAATCTCCGCTATCGCATCCCTGTGCTTTTGGATTAGTAACCTTTCCTGTTCCATATTTCCTTCAATACCCGCAATCCTGTCCTGATAGAACTGAATGTCCTTATCCATATTTATACTCCTTTCAGTATCCTTCTTATTTCAGTCCCATATCTTCTTACAACTTGAAAATCCGCAGGTGCTCCCGGGGCATGTGTGAAGTACTCTTCCAATTCTTCTGCGATTTCAGTTGCTTTCATAATCTTATATCTATTACATCTTTTCCCATTATTTGTTCCGTCAAGGCAGGTCCTGCACTCTGACAATTTATCCCGATACTCGCATTCGTTCCTTTCTATCTCGGCAATTCTGTATGCTTTTTCTATTGTTATTTTTAATTTACCTAATCCATCTTGCCAATTGAATAAATCCTCCCTTATTAAATCATTTGACTGTATTTTTAAAATTGAGTAGTCATGTAAAGTATATGTACTTTGCTCAGATATGGTTCCAGTAAATATAACCCTTTTAAGTTCTTTAGTTTGTACATATTCAAGTATTACATCTTTTTCTTTTTCCTCATTCATTTTTCCTTCTCAACTTTCCGGCACATCCCCGAACCCCCGGGACTGCCTGTAATCCTTCTTCCGTTCCCTGTAAATCGTATCAAGGCGCTCAGCTGCTTTGATTATCGCCTTGTAAATCCTTTCCATAGCTTCTTCCTTTATTCTTAGTTCAGCTGACTCTTTCTTTCCCTGGGCTTCCTTCTCGATGCCCGTTCCTTCGGTAGAACATTGTTTTTCATACTGAACCTTGGCACGCTCTCCTTTGTATATTCCCGCAGCCCATCCGATATGGATTGCATAACCAGAGAGCTTTCCCATAAGCCTACCTATCTCATCGAGGGGAATATCCTTGCCCTCTTCTATCCTATCCGCGATCTTCAAGGCGCCTACCACCGCTCCATCCTTTAAGTATTTATCCCAGTCAATTTGATACTCGCTCATTTTTTATCTTCCTTAATCTCCTGTTCCTCTATGTTCAGGAACTCGAGCTGTTGGTCAATCTCATCCTTTTCTGAGGTCTTCTTTGCCTTCTTGCGTTTTGCAATGAGGTCAATCCGTTCTTTCGCTATCTCTTCAAGTTTTTTTAATTTCTCGTTCTTGTTGAGTGCGGGCTTTTCTTTCTCGCCATTCTTTTGAGGAGGTAGTCCCTTACCGTCCTGCTCTTTCGCTTCTTGTTCAGCATGAGTGATTTCTGCATCCGTGATGTCCTCGGGCTTGGTTTCAATGTTTATAATCTCAACGTCGGAATCAGGATTACCTTCCTGAACGGCTTTACATGCCTGCTTCATCTGGGACATAGTTGCTATGTTCTTGAAGTAGAAAGGCTTGACGAGTGCCCTGTGGTATTTTGAGCCCGGGATTCTTTCCGCTTTGATATTACCCACAGTCATAGACGCCGTTCTTAATAGGGCATTGTTCCGGCAGATTGTGAAAGCCATCCTATCCGCCGTCTTTGTCCTCTGTATATTCTTCTTCCTGAGTTTTACTATCTCCGGGTCGTTTATGTTAATCCACATCCACATCTGACCCCGAGGGTCAATGCAATATTTTGCACTATTTGGGTACGGGGGTGTCATGTTCTCGGTTCCCATTTGACCGGATTCGGGACATTTATCTATTAATTTTGATAGCTCCTCAACCCAGTACATACCGAGGTCAAGGCACAGGCTATTACTCACCACCTGCACTGCCCCCATCGGTGTATAACCGAACAACATAATAGCCACATACCACCTTGCAATAATTCCATGTTCTTTTTCGGCGTACGGATTGCTTCTTTGCATTCCATCGATTATCTGATAATTTATCGGGAAGTCGCTCACGCCTGAGATTTGATTCATTTTGTTGCAACCCTTAGCGCCAATCCCCCACTTAATAGAGTCGCCGAAGCCTATCGGATAAATCTCCCCCAACTCTTCCATTAGCCACATCTCAGCCTGCCCAGATATGAGCTCACCCTTGTCATTACGCCGGAGCCGGGTGATTTTGGTATCCCCTATCATAACGAGTTCGTTACCTTTAATTGTTAGTGATTTTTCTTTGTCCATTATTTACCTCTCATTTCTTTAATAACTTTATCAATCTTTTCTTTCGCCTCAAGCATAACCTTTCGTGTGTGCTCAAGTCGTTGGAGTAAATATTCCTTAGCCCATTTCAATCTTTCGATTTCATTATACATGTCGAATTCCTTATCCGACATGCTCATAAACTTGTCGACATGGTCGCAAAGTATCGAAACGCCAGGCTTGCGAATACCCTTATGCTCCCTTGAACTAAAAACTATACCATGCCCGCTATCGGTAAACTGTATCTTCGGAATCTTGTTAAACTTCTCGGCTATCTTAGGGCTTGAGGTATAAGATCTGTACCTTATATCTTCTGAATGTCTACAATCGGTATTGTAACCAACCAGTTCGTAGACCACCGTTCCCTCCTTATTTTATAATTCTAATTTTATAAACAATATCTTCCTTTTGGTCTTCGGGTGCCAAAGTGTTCGTTCTGATATAAACCTTTTCACCCACGGATGGCCTATTATCGATATGTTCCCAATAAAGCGGATGGGCAGTACTGAATAAGTCTCCAGGCTGTAAGTCTTTAGCTTTTATCTTTGGCTTTCTATCGAGCTCAGGATAGCTACATATTTTATCTATTCCATCTACGGCTTGGAGTATTTTTTCAAAATGTTTTTCTGTTTTTGGGAACGTACCGTACTGCTGAAGTAACTGCGTGTGAGTTTTAATAACGGTAAGTGAGTTTCTTATTTCTCCTGCGAATGTTTCTCGACCTTCCTTAAAAGACTGGCTCATTCATCACCTCCACCAATAAATTATAACCGTCGCCGGGCGGGTCATGTCAATGCCGATATGCTCACGAAAACCCATATTATTTATCTTCATCATATAAAAGATTTCATATTGAATACGCTCATGTAGCATAAAGCATCTGAAATCACCCTTCCTTAATGCTTGAGCTTCCATAACCTCAAGATAGACTCGTTCGAGTTGCTTAAAATTCATCTATTCTCCTTATCATCCATCTTTGGCGAGGCAGGGGGATCACCCCTGTTTAACAGCCGTGCATATTGACTGCCTCGCATGCCGTCATTTCGTAAAACGGCATTCGTCCTAATCTCCTCTGCAACACCCGGGAGTATGGGCTGGACTACGGTTGCACTTAGGCGATCGCCACAACTTGAGTGATGAACTCTTGTGGTTATCTCCCCGCCAGAGATGGATGACTTTAGTTTTTTAATGTTCACTTGACTCCCTTTCGACCACTTCTTTCAATCTATCCCTTTCGCACTTCAATTCTTCAATCTCCCTTTCCGCTTCTTCAAGCAGGGAGTTATCAATTTTCACTTTTTGAAAATGCTGATTTATTTTATGTGCTTCCTGCTCCCTCGGTATGCTTTTGCCCGTTGCCCAATTATGAATCGTCTGTCTTGACACTCCGGTTGCATTCTGTATTTCAGTAAGCTCAAGAAGGGCCCAGTTCCCTACCCTATACAACCTTTTCATTATGTCTGCGATTTTCTGCGAGTTTATTGTAGGAACTCCATGAACATAGGAAGGATTCTTTAAAATAAACTTTTCCATTTTTCTTTTCGTTCTCTTGCTTGGGTTGGACTTGCCCGAGAGAATCTTGGATACTGCCATCGGGGTTAGCTTAAATTCATCGGCAAGCCCTCTTTGGCTCATTCCTTTATTTATTAGTATGTTCTTAATTTCATTTATCATAGTATTCCCCCAAAAAGAAAGCGGGGCAATCGTTTGACTGCTCCGCTTGATACTACCACATAATGTATGGCATTATGTAAGACACACAAGAGGTATACAAATGTATGTCCTATAAGATATATTATGTTTCCACTTGTAAAAAGCATATACTCATAAGACGGTATTTCCATTCCTGCCATCTGCCCATCTCCTTATTATCATGGTAGTTACGAAATCCAGAAAAGTCGATAAATCCATCTTTATATCCTGCCCAGTATTTTCCTTAAAATCTTTTTCCCAGTTCTTTATCGCCTTTAATAATGCCCGCTTTTTCTCCGGTGTTACTCTCATGTTTATCTTCTCTGTCTTTCTGTTTAATAAGAAATTGTCCCTTAGGAATATAAAGAACTCTTCTCTCCCGTTGTCCTCTTTTTCCAGATACTTGAATATATGTTCAAGTGTTCTATCTTTCATAAAATCCAAATTTCATTATCCCCCATAAAGTGGAGAACACCACCGAGATGAGGACCTGACAAGTCAGGTTCCCGGTGGCGCCCTCCTGAGAAAAGAAAAAAACCGATACAACTAATTTGTATCGGTCTGATTTTTCTTCTTACTATTACTTGTTTTATCCTCATCTTACTCATCGCGTTTTCATTATACCACAGGGTCTTTTATTTGTCAAGCAAAAAATGAAAATATTTTTTTTCTTACAAAACCTTCAGCTTGGTAATTTCATTTTTTATTTCTTCTGGATTTTTAATTCCTTTAAAATTTACTTCTAATCCTCCTGTTGCCGAAGAACCCATTTCTATATCTCCTATTCGCAAAATACGCTGCATAATTGTTTGATTTAGATTTATACCTTTAATATCCTTTAATTCAATCTCTTGAGTTCTTTTAGAAATAATTCCCTTTTTCTCAATTACTCTTTTATTAGTGACAATAAATTTGAAAGACATTTTTTTTAGGACTGCGGAGAAAGTAAAAATTAATCCAAGTCCAATTATAAGACCAACTGATGCTAACATTTCAAGAAGTTTTAAAAAATCAAATTTTATTCCGTACCATATTAAGCCTACATTAAGTCCAATCAGAATAATCCATCCCAAAATTAATGAAGGTATCCAATTCAACCATGATGGACTTAAATCATAAATTGTTTTTTCTTTCTCTTTTTCCATGTTTCCTTCTTATTTTTTAATTTGAAATAAATTCATTGCAGAACTATTTTATAATTGGAGATTGAATTGCTTCCCATTCTGGAATAAATCTTAATATATAAATCTTGCCGAGGATTTATGTCTCCAGTTTCAATATATTCGTCATTATTGTCGATTTCATGGGATTCCCCGATTTTATTATATTCAGAATCGTATAATTCAATATCATAATTGCAAGTTGATGGAATCTGAATTAAATAAATTCTCAAAATTCCCAACTGACTTCTTTTGTAATAATCAACATCATTCAAATTATGAATTGTCCCTAAAATTACAGAGGAAAAAACAGCAGAAGCAGATAAAAAAGTATCATTGTATTCATACATATCACCTGGCAAGGGTAATAATTCAAAATCCGCCCTTATCACTTTACCGAAAAATAGACACATGTCTTTAAACGATTTATGATAACCTTGCTTATCTGCTTTTAAAAGATAATTCGCGGGGTTCAACTCATCAATGATGTAGAATCCTTCCGAATCCGTCAAGGTACTTCTCTCCCCCATAACTATGCTGATGGTGGCACCCTGAATAATATAGTCTCCGCTTTTAACATACCCCTCCACACTCTTCTCACCACAACCACAACTTGGCATAAGGAAAATGAGGAGAGAGAAAAAGAGTAACCGTCGTTTCATGTTTCTATTATATTTATAGTTTACATGTTTGTCAAGTAAATAATCAATAAACTTTGTTTTGTCAGTTTTTTTACTGGTTTGTAAAAAATCAGAAAGATATTCTACGAGAAGGAAGGGAAGGCGGGCTAATTGAAAGCCCGCCCATTTGTGTTAAGCGGATTTTTTCTTAATCAAATCAAGCACGAACTTGACGGCTCCCGACACGATACCGGCAGCAAGTACACCGGTGATCAGAGCCGTTGGTATGTCCGTAAACATCTTGACCAGATAACCGAGATATGCAAACCCCAACCCCAGTACCTGAGCAAGTGCCATGATGATTTTGTTCTCAATCTCATCCGGCAGGAACGCCTTCGCACATTCGGTGAATGAGAAAACAAGTACACCGATTACTAAGATGTTCTTAATCCCAACACTCGTCAAAAGCTCTTCCATAACTACCTCCTTGTTTTATTTTAAATATTCTCCCCATACCTTGAAGAGCAGATTACTATTTATACAATTATTCGGCGACGGAAGCGGGTCGTTTATGCCTTGTGAACTCAATATTATATCCTCAACTCTCGCCGAATCAAAGACAATCTCATGGCAATGATAATGCGATCTACTCCCCAGCCCTATTCTAAAGATAGAAAACAAACAGAATATTAAGGCATACCAATCGTACTTCGCACCTATGAATTGCTTTTTACGCTTGTTCCATTTAAAACAAACTAATCGGTAAAACTCGTCCGTTATATGATTTTGACGTTCCTCACTGATTTTCTCTTTTAGTCTCCATACTTCTATGTCCATTCTTTTTGTTTGTTTTTTCCACCACTTCTCATCAATCCTGTCCCTCGTAGCCCTCGGGGGATGGGCATGTATAATATATGATGGGTCTTTATCTATCATTCCGATATGGTTATACCCGTTAAGAACATCCGTGTTGTTTATCTTGCAGATTCGCTCATTCAGTTCTTGGGTATGACCCCCGATATTTTTAAACCAGCGGGTTTTACGATTGGTTTTCCATAGTAAATAATCCCCATGCTTTAAAATCCCGGAAGGTATCATTGTTCCTCCTTTAGGAATGGATTGAAATAACCGGCTAATTTACGATCTGTCCGGGGATAAGGCCGGACCTTAATAAACGCATTATGCTTAATCGCATCCTCGACAGTCTTGGTGTTTTTTCCTCCGCCACTCGCCCCGATAGATAGCTTATCGTTTATGCAGTACTCCACATGACCCACGATTTCATTCTTTGGACCTCTCCAGTAGCAGACAACACAACCCTCAGACGGGATAGCCACCCTTTGCTTTTCAAATCTCTTCCATAACTGGTCAGCCGTCAGATCCTCATTCCTTCCGATTACCCCATTCATTCTTAGCTCTTCCACAATTAGTCCCGAGCAATCAAACAAAGGCCCATCGCCACTCCATCTATAATAGTTCCCCACAAACTTCATAAGGTAAGCCGTTGTGGCCGGGATCCTTATATCCACCTCGTTCCCGTTTCCATTGAAACTCTGAGCCACATCCATCAGCTCCTTAATCTCGCCCTTGAGGTAGGTAATCAGATCCAGAACCTTACCCAATGCCTCTGATAACTCATCCCCTATGTGTTTGACTGCTTCCATCCTTTTTTTCTTATCCATTTCAACCGTCCTTTCTGAAGGGATTCTCCCAGCATGAAGTGAGCTTTATCCTATCTATAAACTCCCGGGTCAGCCTCCTGTCCTCTTCTGTCTCATCCGGGTGCTTGGTTATGAAGCTCCCCGCTATCCTGACCCCGAACTCCTGGCACCACTCCCCCACGCTCAAACCCTGCTCAACTGTGGTCTTTTTGTTAAATATGTCCAGAATTCTTTGAGAACCGCTCTCAAAGCCTATATACAGCGCTCCACAGCCTGATTCTGCCATTATTCTGACCATCTCCCTGTCTAATGAGTCAACCCTCGATTCACAGTTATGAACCAACCCTGACTCTGTTACATAGTTATTATTTTTTTCAACTTCAATATTAAAGACAGTCTCATTTAATTCAATCTCCTTGATGCTCCTTAATCTGGGATATAAAATATCATCCTTCAGGATTGCCATGCTTTTCTTCCTATTATAAATTGAAATTCTATATATAATACCATTTGAAAATGAATCTTTTCCTTGAAAATTCTGACAAAAAGTAGAAATCTGCCCCAAGCGAAGAAGTATGGCTTGAACTTGAAGTGCAAGTTTTTTGGATGCTGTCGTGTAAGTCCTTATTATATCGAGATTTATCGAACGTTTTTCCCTACAAACACAACCGTCGCCTCGCCACATAGATTCTATAATAATTTTTTGTTTCCACTTCGGTAAATACATAATAGATTGGACAAAATGTTTCTCCTGCGAATGGTTATTAATGCAATATCTTTGAATAAAATTTGCCATCTTAACTGAATTTACCCTAACATAACGACTATTTATTCCTTTGTCAATATTTGATTTATTAGATGAATTAGCTTGAAATTCTCGTTTTGCCAATTTCATTATTTCTTCTGCGAACTGAATTTCTTTATGATGTAATGAAAAACGCACATGATAATATTTAATTTCTCCATTTACATTCCTTTTGGTACTTAAATCCCCTTCAGCCATAAAATATCCCAGAAGCTTGCATCTATTCTCATTAAGCTCGGGGATGTCAGTTTCGCGATTGGAAATAGGTATCATAGTAAAAAACATTTTCTTAGACCATCTGCTTTTCAATTTCATATTCAAGTTAAATTTTTTAAATAATGAAGAAACTTTCATAAAACAAGCCGAGGCTGATTCTAAAATCTTATAGCTTGAACCGGATTTTCTATATTTTCTCATGCTTTCTTTTCCTTCAATTATATAATATGGATGGTCTCCCGTAATCGTTATTGATGGAAGATAAACAAATTTTAGCTTATATACCTTATTTTTGTTTGGTATACGGATTAATTTTGTTACTTGTTTGTACTCAAATAAATTATCTTTCTCAGAATAAGATAATACCTTGTCACCCATTTTTATTTTCTGAATTTCACAAAATCCATTTTCTGTTCTTATTAGGGTATCTTTTCTCAAGCAAGCCCATTTAAGCCCTAAATGGCCTATTCCCTCGCTTATACCCAGAACCCTATCCCTATTCAATGTGAAGTTATCCTCCCGGAAGTACACCCCATCTATACTGTATTTATTAATAAGACATTCTATATCCTTTATTACTTTATGGGCTGACATGTGGGTATACGTCCTGCCCCATATCTTCTTGACAGAACAGAACGAGCAGCTGAAGGGGCATCCCCGGGATGTGTTCATATTAAAGACCTTCCCCGGGAACCACGAAACGCTTGTCATATAGGGTTGACTTATGAAGCTCTCGTAATCCGGCAGTTCAATAGCATCCAGATCTTTTATGCGCGGGGTCTTGATTATCCGCTCCTTTATCCTACCCTCAACCATGTCGCATATAACATCCTCGCCTTCCCCCTGGACTATATAATCGACTTCACTGGGTATCATGCCAGGGAAGACTGAGGCGTGAGGACCTCCGACCGCTATTTTAGTCATTCGCCCATTCCTTTTTCTTTTGGTATACTCAAGCAAATCCATAAACCCCACATAACAGGGAGTGTTCGCGTAAATGCCTATGAAGTCAAAGTCGTTAGGGTCAAAGCTGAAATCCCTTTTGAGATACTGGTCAATGAAAGTCACCTCATGCCCTGCCTTCTTCAGTATGGTCAGGAGAAAACCGATCCCTAAGGGAAAGCGCTTCTCGGTCAGTGAGAAGCCCGAGTTATTTACTTTCGGTTCCGGGGACGTCATCATCAAAACTCTCAATTTATTCTCCCTTCTGGAATATCCCTACATAGGTATCAAGCTCGCCTTTTCTTTCGTAATGTTCGACTTGGTCATGCAGTAACTTCAAGCCCAGTAGCTTTGCACTTTCGTGAAAAAAATCCTGATTGATGGCTATCTTGTGACCTTTCCAGATCTGGTCGGGCTTCCTGATCTCCACATTTATAAACAGCTTGCCCCCGGGCTTGAGTATCCTAACCATTTCCTTCATGCACTGATTGGCATCCCGGGTGTGGTCAAGGACGTTCATGGTACATACGACATCCGCATAATTAGGGGGCAGGGGTATGTTCTCCCCGGGAGCATTAATCGAAATATAGTTTGGATTCTCATCTATCCATCCCATCTCGATATATTTGTTGGACAACGAGTCGACCGCAATGCCTATCCTGCAGGTAAGCCCCCTGATTATTCCCCCCAGTGGGCCTGAGCCGACATCAACAACGATTTTGTCCTTGCAGGAATCCTCCAGTTCCTTCTTTATTTTTTCGTCCTTCGACATCTGGGGAACGCCTATCTGGGGTTTGCCGATTCTTTTCAGGACTTTCACCCACCAGCCATGCTCGAATTTTTGGCAGTTGTGCCACTCCTCTTCGGAAGTATCCATTATTAGATTGTCATTTTTTTTTACGCTCAATTTTCTGACAATACAACTGAAAAAGAAAGTGTTTTGCAGATAGTCTGCTCTTACTTTAATATCGCTGGGATCCTCTGTTAATACACAGAGAGTTTTTGCAAGACCTTCTTTTGAATAACAACAAGGATGCTCATTGCTCTGAAACTGATTTTCGGAATTATTCATGTGCGGGGTTGAGCCCACAAAATACCCCCCATCCTTTATTATCCTTCTGACCTCCTTTAAAAAGAGGATTCCCTCATCCTCGTTGATATGCTCCAGCCCTTCAAAGCAGAGTATAACATCAAAGGTGTTATCTTTGAACGGTAAGCGTTTCCTCATGTCCCCCTCAACTATGTCAAGATTATATTTCTCTTTAGCGTATGTTCTGAGCTCGGCATCCATCTCCATGCCTGTGACATTATAAGAAAAGTGTTTGCAGAGCATTATCCCCAGACCACTGCCACAGGGCACGTCCAGAACCGCATTATTTTTGATATAGTCGAAAGCATACATATACCGGTTAAGAAAGTTTTTTAATGCTCTCTTGGTATTCTCGTTGTAAACATCCAGGCAGATTGCTTTCATGGGGAAAATCTCCTTCTTACCTCATTCTGATGTTCATTCGCAAGTTTTGACCCGAAGCTCGTATTCGACGCATGTTGCCTGTACTTCAGTATGGGCTTATTTATAAACTTAAATTTCTTTCCGGCTCTATGTGCCCGCAGATACCACTCATAATCAAGGACTCGCTCAACGGAAGGATCGTATTTCCCCACTTCAATGAAACACTGCCGGCTCGTGAGTGAGCAGTCCTGGGCTATATAATTCCCCTCTTTTATCATAGCATCGAAATCAAACGGCTTGCCGAGCGTCTTGCCTTTTGTGGTTAGATCCTCATCATACACTTCTACGGTACCGTGGACTATGTCCGAGCCATCAATATTTTCAATCCTCGTCTTGAGTGAGTCAGTATACATCACATCGTCACTTGAAAAGGTGCAAATATATTCCCCCTCAGCTTTATCGAGAAGGAAGTTGACGGTCTTTCCGAACCCTTGATGGCTCAGGTCGAAGATTTTTATCCGTCTGCTCTTCCCATATTTTTCCAGTATCCTGGAGGTTTCATCCGTGCTTCCGTCATTACCGATGAGGAGCTCCCAGTTTTTGAACGACTGTGCTTTTACGCTCCTGATGGCCTCTTCGATAAACCCGGACTGATTGTAAGTTGCCATGATTACAGAGATGATGGGCTTAACCTCATAAAGATTTATGAGCATGTCGTTCTTTTTCAAAGACATTCCCCATTTTTCTTTGAACAACTTATCGCCGTATGAGATGTCAGTATTTTCCCACCCCTTTGCTTTTAGGTGGATTAGCTTCACATCCGCCACGGCAATGTCATATCCTGCCCTCACAAGCCGGAGGTTATAGTCCACATCCTCACCCCCGTAGGTTGTGAAGTCCTCGTCCAGTTCGCCTATCTCATCGTATACACTCCGCCTGAGCATAAGGCAAATCATATTAAGGGGTGTACCTATTTTGATAAAATCAAAGTCCTTAACAAAACTGGACTCTTGCATTTCAGGATTCCCCGAAGCACCATCGTTTACATAAGGGCTTACGGCGCCGATCCGTTGCTCATCCAGTACCCCCCTCATCTTCTCAAGCCATCCGTCCTCGCAGACAAGTGTGTCATTATTCATAATTAGCAGGTAATCTCCAGAGGCAGACCTTATGCCCTTGTTTATCGCCTTGGCAAAGTTAAATCTCCCCCCTCCATAATCGATTACGGTACTCCGTTCCGAAAGCCACTCCCTCGCCTCGGGGATAACCTTATCGGCTATGATGATTAATTCATAATCCTTTGAGTTCCGTTCTATGCTCTCGATGCAGTCTTTTGTGAAATGAAACTGTGTCTTGAGAGTCCATCTACTGCCGTCATAGACATTCATCTTCCCTGTTTTTATAATGACCGGCATTATAATACTGACCATTCCCTCTCCTGTTACAGAAAATTTACATGTTCCTTCTTCTGCTTAATGTTCCAGAGAATCACGTTGAACGTATCGCACCTGCAAAGTGACGGGCAGTCCCTGAAGTCGATGGCCTCGTACACCTTTCTACGTTGACCGGACTCCCATATTTCTTTAAGTGAGTTCTTACTCAGGTCGCCGAGGCAGTACTTCCCCACCCCCCTCATGTGGCAGCATAGGTACATTTTTCCATCGGCACATATCGTGGTGGCAAAGTGATGCCCGTAACACTTCCCGTAGGGTCTTTTGACTGTATCGTTTTTTATATTATCGTATTTATGCTGGGAGTACAGTACCTTAAAGTCCCCCTCGCTGTATTCCTGGCAAAGGCGTTCTATAAACTGAACGGACTCCCCAGTATCGTGCTCAATGTCCTTAACATCAAATGACGGTAGGTAAGGTCTGAACTGAACATAATCAACCCCGAGGTTCTTACCCATAATCACGAAACGCCGCATGTCCTCAAAGTCAGATGGGGTCAGGTACCCGAGCCCCACGGTCGTTCGGAAGCCCGTTAATTTTTTCATCTTTACGAGGTACTTTATATTCTCGACCGTCCTCCTGAAATCCAGCTCGCCCATCCCGTGGCTCTTGAGATAGCCTTTCGGCGATCCGGCATCGAGGCTGACCCTGACCCACAGGACACTGCCCATTACGGCGACGGCAATCCGTTCATTCATAATACTGCCGTTTGTTATCACTCCGACATCAAGCCCCAGAGCACTGGCGTACTCTATAAGCTCCGGGGTGTACTTGCAGCAGAACGACTCCCCGCCCCCGGTGAAAGTAACTGCCTTCCCACCACAGTCCTTTATCTGTTCAAGGATTGAAATTGTCTGCTCATGCGACAGGGTTGCCTTGCTTTTTTCTTTGAAGCCGAAACACATGGGACACTTGTGATTACAAATATTAGTCATGTCCAGTTCATAAGTGATGGGCTTTGTTATACCATCCCTGACCCATTCGCTTATCCTGTCGGTATGTGCGAGTATTTTATCCGAGCTGAACTGTTTCACGTGAAACATATTACATCCTCTCAATTTTCCATTTCTTTTTCAATGCTTCGTCTGACGAGGTGATGTTTGACATATCGCGCCTTACCCTTCCGTATTCTGTTGTCTGGTCAAACGAGGGAAAATGAAACATAACAGCAAGTGGGCAATACTTAATCCTATAACCCTGCTTCCTTGCCGAAAGCATAATATCCCAGTCCTCGTGGTGGTAGAAGTTCGAGTCAAATCCTATATCTTCTAATAGTTTCTTCCTGTAAATCGTCGCCCCACCAGGAGCGATGTCTATTTTGTCCGGGGACATATATCCCCTTGAGTCCGGGATCTTCAATTTGTCGTTGGAATAGTCTATCCTCAATCTGTTTTTTATTAAAACAATTTTCCTGCCTCTTGTTATCACATGGTCTTTTTCCATAATCTTGGAAAAGACCACGCCCAGCTTTTCATCTGAACTAATTTCATTATAAAGACTCGTAAGGAAGTTTTTCGATACCGTGCAGTCATTGTCAAGAAATAATACATACTCCCCTGCGGAGCTTTCAGTAAGCACGTTCCTTCCCCTCCCCACGCCTAAATTCGCGGGGCAGAATATAAGGCTGATAATGTCGTTCCCATCCGCCAATTTTATAAGCTCACTCCTTGTCGCCTCATCCGAATTGTTGTCAAGGACGACTATCTCAAAATCGCAGGGCTTGAAAGCCCGCATTAATGATCGGATACATTTCTTTGTTTCCTCAACCCTGAAAAATGAGAGTATCCCTATCGAAAGAATGGGATTAAATTTCCTTTTTCTCTTATACCTCTTGCCTATGAGCTCTGTTTTTATAATATATTTCTTTGCCTCAATCATAACCCCAAGTCCTCAATTATTTTATTGGCGCATTTCTTTTGTGCTTTGAGATTTGCAATGCTAATTTGTTTCTCATGCACCCGCCAGTAATAAAGGATTTCACCGACTGATTTGATTTTCCATCCCGCTTTTCTTGCCCTCGCCCATAAGTCAAAGTCTTGGGCGTAGTAACAATTTTCATTATATCCATCGAGCTCCTCTATAACTTCCCATCGTATCAGTGGGCTCCCGCCTGCGAATACACCCGCAAGTTTTCTATCTGGAATGGACTCGGGATTATTACAGGACTGGCTTATCTCATTCCCTTCTTCATTTATAAGCATATACCAGCAGCCGACTACTCCGTTAAGATTTACGGACTCAACCATCCTGAGTTGCTTTTCTATCTTGAAAGGATGGGCGATGTCGTCCGCGTCCTGCCGGACAATATTCTCGCCCTCGCAATGATTGAGCCCGTAGTTCAGAGCCCGCGTGAGCCCGATATTCTTCGTGGTATGGACGAGCTTTATTCTGGGGTCTTGTTCGCTGTATTTTTTGATTACCTGAACTGAATTGTCCGTCGATTTGTCGTCAACTATCACGAACTCGAAGTCGCCGAAGGACTGGGTTAGAATGGACTGGATGGCTATGTCGAGCCAGTAATTCCTGTCCCCGTTGTGAACGCACATGAGAACGCTTATTTTTGGACGTTTCATTTATTCTCTGGGATTTTTTATCCCAAAAACTCTTTTCTGATTATGATTACTGCTATTCCCAGAATTGCTACTAAAACGAACCAGATGATTTTTCGATTTATACCGCAGAACTCTTTTAACCGCTGAACGCAGGCAACCAGTCCGCCTTTCGCACCCGTTCCCTGTAATACTTTTTCGTGGTTAGAAACCGTTTTCCAGTATTGTTTTGAAATTTCGTCGTGATGTTTTTTAAAATCAGTAAACGATTTATTCTGATGTTCGTTCTCTGATTTTATAAGGTTTTTAATACCAGTAAACGCGTCCTTTAATTCCTTTTCCATCATTTCTTCCTCTTTTTCTTTAAGTAAGCACGCCTTGCAATCCAGGCGGTACCCAATCCTATTAAAATAATGTTCCACGGGAAAGGCACGAACATAATGATAGCGATTACTGCTGTTATAAGTAAGAGTACTCCAGGCAGAGCGAATCCACCTTCGCCCATCCCCATTCCTGTGGATTTATCTACTTCGTATCTCGGATATATTATTGTCTTACACTTATTACTTCCTGACTTTATTCTTTTTATCTCTTCAATAAGACTTACCTTTTGATTAAGAAAAGGTTGCCCTATTTCCTCGTTGGGATTTTTTGCAAGTTCCTTGTTTAACTCGCTTATCTTTTCTGTCCTGCTAAAATCCTTTATTCTGTCTTTGACTTCGTTTATGTATATTTGCGTAGTTGTTGGCTCTATTAATACAGGTTCAGTTACTGTTCCTGTTGAACTATCTTGTGCTTGAATTGTGCCTGCAAACAATAATATGATTAATATTTTAATTAACATGAACCTTTTGTCCTTTTGTATAAATTTCTTTTATTTCAGCGGCTGATAAACATCTATCTATATAAAATATTTCATCTAATTGTCCAATAAGACCATAGGGTGAAGCATGAACCAACCCGCTTATATGTAAATCTACATCAGTATTAGTTCTTGTTCCTGCTTCAGCGTCACTACCAATACTACTACCATCAACATAAACCGTTGTGATAGGGGTTGAGGCATTAAAAGTCCCTACCACATAATGCCAAGTATTTGCCGAAAAATCACCATTAAGATATATGCCTGTAAAACCACCCGCAAAAGAACCATAAATTCTCCAGAGAACATTGCCCGTACTATAAATCGCAAGAACCCAATTGTAAGCACCTACATCACTTATTTTAAGAAATATGAAACTATTAGCGGCTGGTGGCGAAACATCCAAATTTACCCAATAACCAACTGAAAAATCTGTTGTGGTATTGAAATCTGCATGTTTAGTTATTTCTGACATATCACCGCTATCATAATCTGCCATTCCTCCGAATTTCCCACCACTCACCAATGTTACACTGCCTGCTTCTTCAACTGCGGTATGTCCATGTCCAGAATCATCTGCCATGCTATCTCCTGTTTCTTCATTACAATGTAATAATATCTTCAAATCAGGGTCATCTCCTAACTGAAATACAGTTACTTTTTCAGTAGCATTTACTGTTGAGCATACAAACAATAATGTAATTAAAATTATTTTCATCTTTCATATCCTTGTATAGAAATATGAACATCATTGCCAGGATAACCAACAGTTGTTCCATGACTTGATATTCCTATTTGCCACCTTTCGCCTTTATCCCACGTTGTAGAACTTAAATTAACCGCCAAATCAATTACTGTTCCTGTGCTTCCTGCTGTTAATGTAAATAAACTATTCCCATCTTCATCTAAATAACTCCAAGAAGGAGGGCTATCTAATGCTCCTTTATAACCATTCCAGTGTATTTCTATGTCCTCTCCTTCTGCCGGTGTGCTACACCATATAGTCATACTTGTCAATTCTAAATCATAAGGTATAACAAAACTCCCATCCCAATAATAATCTGTTGAAATAAATACATGACCTGAACCGTTGAATGTAAACGTATGAGTTGATTTTGGGATGGTTATTGTTATTCCTGTCAAATTACTTCCATCCCCGTAATGCGTGGCTGTTATTGATGTTGCTGTTGCGTCTATGCAGGTGAAATCATTTTTAACTATCAAGTCATTTCCTAAATTCCAATTTCCTGTTGCGTGTGTATATGTGGATTTCTTTGTACCGTAACCAAAATAAATATAATCCATATAAAAATGGTCGGCTATTTCTGCATGACCATTTGTTCCAGATGACCACCCTTCTATCAGGTGCGTGCCACTTACATCTAACTGAACCCAATTCGCCTGTCCAAAATCAAGTTTATGTCCACCGTCTACACTACTTAATATTTCATCTCCAATAGTAACATCATTTGTAGCAGTTACGTTAGTTCCATAAATTTCATCTCCGAAATGATAATCTGAATATATGTAAGTTCCTGTTATACTTGTAGCCGTGCTATCTCCGTGAGTATAACTATCCCCGTGATTAATAAGACCACCAACGGTATAAGTATCGGTATGCACTATTTGATTGTTTCCTACCGCACCTATGGCGATTGTACTTACTATCACAGATGTCATTACTCCATCAGGAAAAACAAGATAGATTAATTCAAGTGTTCCCGTGCTTAATATCCTGACCTTTGTATCAGCCGTCCCAGTGCTTATCCCTATCCTCATGTCGCCCCGCAACCGCCAGTCCGCTTTTTCAGTTGTTGTGCTTCTTGTAAAATCATAATATTTACCCGCCTCTGCAAGTGAAATAAAAGCAAGTAAAATTATCAAAACCATAATTAATTTTTTATACATTTCATTCTCCTTTATGCTATCTGCCATCTACTGCCATCATATCTATATGCTTGTTTTTCAGCATAATTCCAATACACATCCCCGGACTCTGCGTGCCATGAGGGGTCAACTGAATCCACCCACGTCCGCCTTATGAGTTCACCCAGAGAAATGGGCATCGCAGTCCTCGGGGGCTCTGTCCCGGGAACGAGCACTGCCCCATCAAAGTAAAAATCCCCCGCCGTATCGGTGGGTCTCAACTCCGCACGAACCCTCGTAGCCGAGGCATCAATCGTTCTTGCGATATATAAAAATTCCCATGTATTTGTTGAGGTATTCGCGGATGAGTCCGTTGACCCCACTCCATCGGATATTCTTAAAACCACGTTCGTATCGGGAGCGTAAACCCAGCATCCCAGGGCAACGCTCAACCCCTTGAAATCGGCAAAATTTATTATGTCCTGATAGGCATGGTGGGCTATATTAGACGGTGACATCTTAAGCGAGTAATCCCCGAATTTCTTTTGAGTGCTACTCCTCGCATTGACCACCCCGGACTCCTGCCAGTAATCGCACTGCAAGTCACCGTGAGTCGTCCGCTTAAAATTACCGTTCGCCAATAGGTTAATAAAGGCATTGGATTTTACATTCGTGATCAAAGCATTAAAGTCATCTTTCGCTACGCTCTCATTCTCTGCTGTTGGGAATCCTGACATTTTATTCTCCTTCTATTATCTTTTTTTCCTTCAGTATTTCTATCAGGGCATTTAACTTTTCTTTGTCAGTTTTATTTTCATTATTTATGATAGAGGTTTTTAGATTAATTCTATTCTTCTTTTCTTGTGCTTCAAGTTCTGACCTGCTTTTTCGTTCTTCTCTTGCTTTCTCATAATCTGATATTTCTTTATCTGACCTTTTGACTATTTTCTTTTTATTAAAATCATATACATAGTGTTGCATGGGTCTTAATTCTCGTTCATCATATACAATCAATCTTCCATTAAATTTATTGTTTTTATCTACTGGCAGAGTCCCCGAACTATTGCCAATCACGCTTCCATCATTTGGTTCAATTTCATAATAATTATATGTTTTCATAAGTTCTCCTTTATGATACATAATATACTACTGCCCATAGTGTAGAAGAAAAAGTTTTTATACTATCGCCATAGTTAAATTGAAGAACATCCCCAGCATCTTGTTTTATTGCGACAACATTATCTGAATTATCAGGATAAGCTCCTCCTCCACTTTCAAATACTCCCGAGAAATACGCACCTGCTGCTATGTATCTGATTTTATTAGCGGCTATGGTAGAGGTCATTTGTTTGAAATTATTTCCGCTGTCGACCGCAACAGTATATAGTTTCCATTTCAATCTACTATCAGTATCTTTACCATTATTTGCTTCGTTTCCGGGGAAAAATTCTCCGTTTTTACTAAGTCCACCAAATATGACTCCATCAACTCCAAATCCCAACTCTCCATTAGCTTTCATTCCAATATAAGTATCATTTGCAGTGGTTGCATAAAACCTTATTCTTTCATGCCCCGTATCATCTTTTATACCTTTACCCGTTTCATCTTGTAGAGTTAAATAATCATTTAAAACAATCCGATTAAATGTAAAGTTTTTTGCTATCAAACCTGCATCGGTTTCATCAATCGCGGCTCCTAATATTCGTGGTGCTCCACCTGCCCCTTCCGCCAGAGCTTTTAGATTCGCACCAAGTTGTGATATTTTAGTTGAGGTTAATAAACTATTAGCCGCGTAAGTTAGGGCTGCTTCAGTCCAAGTCGCCATTTCAATCCACCTCTTTCTTTCTTCCCAGAATAAAATCACTTATTGTTTTGGTACATTCAGGACATAACAAAGCATATTTACCGTTTTCATCCTGTATCCATAATATATGTTGCCAACCTATCGCACCATCACCGTAGATGTGTTCTGTATGAGTATTATTACATCCTTTCCTGTCGCATTTCACAGTCCGTGGTTTCTTTATTTCCTTGAACGGCATCTTTACCTCCTCTCAGAATAAAGGATTATAGGCTTCATCAAGTAACCCATTCACTGCATCATCTAAAATAAAATATTGCTTAAAACCAACCTGCTTTAGTTTCCAACTGCATAGCCCAGTCATAACATCCATCGTGAGTTCTTTTAATGTGTAACCTTCCGTATTACTGAAATAAACTCCGAATAAAGGATAGTTTACCCGCAGGGCATCCGATAACTGGTGAGGGAATCCCGTAAGTCCGGCATTAAATTCAAGTTCTTTTTTCGGGTCTTTCCACCATAAAATAATCCGCTCGCCAAAAGAATCCGCGGCAGCAGATGAAGGAATCCAAATTACTGTATCCTCATAATTTTTTGGTCTTAATCCATAAGTTGATTGAGAATCAGTATCTGCCAGATTAGCATTTTCATCAACGCCCCTATGTCCAGCCCATGTCGGGTCTGGCGGAGTCCCTGCTGTATCAGGGTCGTAGCCATAAAAAATAGTAACCCTGTTAATTATATCATCCACGCCCTGATTAAGATTAGGCTTTGAAAGAATATTATCTACATCAAAGTCATCCGAGCCGCCCAGGTCGGGTGAATAAATAATCTCCTCAAGCCAGTACCGACAGTATATAAGACCATCCCCCTCGGCAAATATTGTTGAATGAGAATAGGTCATTATCTTTTTTAATATGTTGCCTATGGTCTGACCGGTAAAGTTCCCCTGTAAAAGAAAGCCGAGTGAGGTCATTTGAGTTTTCCATGTAGACCATTCGGTATAATTTATATCTACATTTGCACTGGAAGCAGTGTTATCAAGGTCGCCCATATCCGGGTCTGTGAGCAAGTACCAAACCATATCCGCTGGATTTATCCCGCTTGAATAATCTCTTGCTAACCACCCCGTAGCGGAATAAAAATCAATAGGAATATCTTTCGTGCCAATTTTTCTGTCAAATAAGTATCCCAATTTATCCCTGAAAACTAAAAATGCCTTGTCTCCCCTAAACTTAAAATCGTCAAGTCTGCCAGTAAATATATTCAGGGTCTCCCCGGAATACCATTTAAGCTCATCCCATTTTTTATTACCCCACCTGTTCAGATACTGAGAGTCATTGGTTAGTATCTCAAGGCTGATTACTCCTTCCTGCCTTAAATACGCTTCGGGGTTATCTTTTAATTTATTCCAGTACTTACCCCCATTATAAACCTCAACCGTAGCGTAACCGGTGGAGACCTCATCCGCCTGCCTCGTTATTGAGGGCAGAACCTCGCATCGGTCAGTCTCGTCCACACCGTTGAAAGTAAACTTCCTTTTAGGATGAACCGCCTGTTCTGATAATTTCCCGAGTGTATCGGAATTAAGGCTTAACATTATAACTCCCTCAAAATTAAAGTGCCTCTAAACTTATCTTCCCAATTAGGCACTCCAAAACTTGATAAAGGTTTTTCGTCATTATGAATTCTGACTGTATATGAAACCGAAGGAGCATTAATCATATCATCATAAAAAGTTAGTTGCGCTAAATCATCCCGCCAATCATTAAAAGTCGTAGCATCCGCTGTTGCTATATTTTCAAGCGGAATTTCCCACCTTCGTTTTTTTGAGAATTTATAAGAATATTCTTTCCCGGAAATAGCCGAGTGTCTTATAACATCAAAATCATCTGGCTTAATATATCCCGCTTCAGGTGAAAAATTAATTATTGTAACTCCATCTGTAATTTTCATTGAGGGCATTTTATATCACAAATCCTTCCCTTGCTAAATCCTGTAAAGCTGGCAGTATGTTTCTTCTCGTAACTTCTTTTATTCTTGTTGGACTCGCTTCTTCCCAATCACTAAAGGTCGTTACATTTGGAAATTGAATATTAATAATAATCGAGGTCGGTCTTGCTTTTATTTTATTCAAGGGAATAGCCAGTTCCGGTCCCTTTTCTGCAATGGTTGTAAGTGCCGGCCCCATAAAAAGTTTGCCTTCAGCGGCAGACTGTATTTTAGAAATTTGACCTACTATATTTGGAACTATCAAAGCCGTCTGAGCGATAGCCAGAATCGGACCAAGAGGGCCCGCTCCGGCAGCCCAAGCCCATATTTTAGAAATTGCGATTCCCTGTTCAACTAATACTTTCGCTACCGCGAGTGCTTTGCCTTCCTTTGATTCCTTCCCGAAAATAGCCATCGCAGCTTCAATTCCTGCAAGTGCTATTTGTTGTTTTATCTCTTGGGTCTGTTGTGCTAATACCTGTTTTTTTGTTTCGCTTTCCTCATCTGCTTTGAATTCTGCTTCTCTTATTGCATTTTTTCGTTCTGCTTCTACCTCATCTCTTTCCTTTTCTCGCTCTATTCTATACTCGTCTATAAGGTCTTTATCGGCTCCGGCTTTTTCGTATGCCTCAACTTCTTTTTCAAGTTGCTCTGTTGCCTTCTCGTAATCAGATAATCGGATTTCGTCTAATTTCTCGGCAAGTTCTTCCTCAGCTTTTATTTTTTCTTCTGTGGCTTCTATTGCTGCTATTGCTGCCGCTGCTTTTGCTTCTGTCTCTTTAGCTGCTGCTTCTATAATTGCATCTGAAGCTGCTAATTCAGCCTCCTCCTTTTCTTTTAACTTGGCGATCCTTAAATCAAGGTTCTTAATGTCTTCCGATGTCTCCTCAGCACCCCGCTGGAGTAATTTAGCTTTAACCAATAATAAAGCCTTATGTGTTCCTTCCCACTCCTGCATTTTTCCAATCTGTTTATCAACTTGCGCAAGATTTTCTTCTGCTGCTTTCTCAAAATCCTTAGTCGCTCTTGTTGCTTTAATCATAGTTCCTATGAAAAGAGCAAAAACTATCGCAAGAGCAGCAACAGGCGGATGAATAGCACCCAGTATCGGGGCTAATTTAGTAAAGATAGAAACCATTTTCAATGCAGTGCCCACGACTTTAAGGAAAATTCCAGAAAGTAAAGTTATCGCTGGAACGAGAATCGCAACACTTTTAACAAGCCCCTCGTTCTCTTTTACGAAATCCCTGAACTTATCTATGTTCTCAACAACCTTTTCAGCCAGGTCTTTTATAACCGGGATAAGAGTAGTCCCTACTTCAACCATTAAGATATTAACAGTCTCCCTGAGCTTACGCATTTGAACATTCAGATTATCCTGTCGCTTTGCTAACATCTCGTCAGTCTTGCCAGCTCGTTCAGAAATCGAAATGGTATCTTCCATAAATTCATTTCTTTTATCCAGGATAGTTAGCAGTCCGGTAAGGGCTGTTTTTTCTTCTATTAGTTTTGGTAGTCTGGCATCTTCGACTTTAGAAAGTCTCTTTAGAACCTCCGTTAGACCGAGCTGTTGCATTGCGGCTTGAGCCGATGCAAATCCCCATCCCCCCTTTTCCATTCCTGTTAATGCTGCAAGTTCTTTCGTAGGTTTCAGAAAAGCACCCATAAGTGCCTTGAGAGAAGTAATTGCGATATTAGTTTTAATTCCCCCTCTGGTCATTACTGTAAGAGAAGCACCGACTTCTTCAAGGGAGACTCCCAGTGCCTTTGAAAGTGGTAGAACCAGTCCGATAGTAGGAGCTAATTCTGCCATCGTGGTTTTACCCTTTTCCACAATAGAGAAGAACCAATCAGAAATATCCCCAGCTCGGTCAGCAGCTAATCCATAAGCGTTGACTACGGTAGTTAATGCGTCAGCTGTTAAACCGGCTTCAACAAAACCTGCCTCGGCAGCTCTAACCGATACTTCCAAAAATGCTGTAGCTTTTTCTGCGGAAATTGAAGCGGAGAGAATATCGTATAAACCTTTAGAGAGGGTTGCTGTTGATTGTCCATAAGTTACCGCCATTTTCTTGATAGCCGACTCAAAGCCCGGCATATACTTTTCGCTCTGTTCACCGAGCATGGTTGCAACATAGCTCATTTGCTCCTGGAAATCCCCCGCCTTCTTTATTGCGAGACCAAGCCCGGCAGCCATTGCAGTACCAGCGATAAGGAATTTACTCCCTGCTTTGGAGACGGACTCCCCAAGACCCTTTAACTGTTTATCGGTAACCCCAAGAGTCTTAGTAGCCTCGTCTCTGGCGCGAATTATAATCTGTAAAATGTTCTCTGGCATTTTATTTCCCTAAAAAAAAGGCTCAACAGTCCCTCAAAAGATAGAGGTCTTTTAACTGCGAGCCTTCGTTCCTACCTTAATTTATTTTGGATATTTAATTATTTACTTATCCGAAGAAGGTTTAGGCTTTAATCCTCCTCCGAAAACCACTCCTTTATTTATGGATTGCATTGTTTCCTCAAATGATTTATCCGTCGGGACTAAAAACGAACCGACTTGTTTTTCCGTTAAACCCGGGTCGGATTTTCTTACAAGTACCCAAATCAACATTCTGGCTTGTTTGAAAGTTAATGGAGTCCCATTTTTGAATTGTTTAAGGTCTCCAAGCCGTTCTTCCAATTCAATTAAATCATTCACATCCAACGCACTCATTTCATAATCTTTCCCGCCAAGTCTAACCTTTTCCACTCTTACCTCCTTTTCCCAGAAATCCCCCGACTTTAGCAAATTTTGAAAATAAAACCAAAGTAGTACTTGACATCCAATCTAAAATATGATATAATTCTTATTAAGGATACGGAATGAAAAAAACTTTTAAATATAGAATATATGCCAACCGAGACATTCTTACCAAAACCGACGGAGTCCTTAATCTTTGTAGAATCCTTTATAATCTTTGCCTTGAGCAACGAATTGATGCCTACAAATACCACAGGAAATCCATTTCTAAATATGACCAGATGAAACAACTTCCCGACCTCAAAAAAGGTTTTCCTGAGTTTAGAAAAGTTTCTTCTCAAACACTTCAGGATGTAATTGACCGTCTTGATAAATCTTACCAGTCCTTTTTCCGTCGAGTAAAGAGTGGAGAGAAAGCGGGTTTCCCGAGATTTAAGGGATTTGATAGGTACGATTCTTTTACACTCAAACAAGCAGGTTGGGAACTTGATGATAAATATCTTACCATAAAGAAACTCGGTAAATTCAAGATTAGACTTTCTCGCCCCATTGAAGGTGTAATCAAAACCGTAACTATCCGCAGAACTCTTTCCAATAAATGGTTTGTCTGCTTTGCTTGCGATAATGTTCCCGATAAGCCCCTGCCAAAAACGGGCAAAACAATAGGTATTGATATGGGATGTGAATCTTTCCTTACTGATTCTAATAATAGAAAGATAGATAACCCTCGGTTTCTTAACAAGTCGCAAGACGTTCTTCTTAAACGTCAGCAGTCCCTCTCGCGTAAAAAGAGGGGTTCTATCAGGCGAGGCAAAGCAAGGTTGCTTGTGGCAAAGATACACGAAAAGATTGCTAATCAAAGACTTGATTTTCATTTTAAAGTTGCTAATAAATTGGTCAAGGAAAATGATATTATCTGTATAGAAAAACTCCATAGTTGGAAAACATTCAGAAAAATCAATAGGTCTATGGATGATGTTGCTTGGTTTAATTTCTTCAATATACTTCAATTCAAAGCGGAAGAGGCTGGAAAAGAAGTCGTTGAAGTCCCCGCCAAGAACACATCCCAGATGTGCTCGTCCTGTGGGGCAATAGTTAAAAAGGATTTGTCTATTCGTATCCATCGTTGCTCCTGTGGTCTTGAAATAGACCGTGATTATAATGCTGCTCTAAACATTTTAAGGCTCGGGCAGAGCCTTTAGGTTTCCGTATCCTCAACCTGAGAATCTCATGGCTTTAGCCATGGAGAATGTCAACTCCCTTTCTTTAATAACTCGATTTCCCGTTTATCAAATATACCCGGCACATGTGAGCCGCGGTAGCATCATATTTAATCTTCCCGGAAGCTCCCGCCATTATCTCCCCGGGGCCCCCAATGGCAATCGGGAAGGCTGTGTAGAGAACCTTCGGAAATTCAAAGGTCAGCTCATAATTCCACTTACCGCCAGCCGCGATAACCGCTCCAATAAATGACACTCTCCAAACCGCCGAGGTCCAACCGGCGTATAAATCAAACTGTGTTGTATTATCAAGTTTGAAAGTGGGAGCAATCGTTCCCGTCCTGAAAGCATCCCCGATAATCCTGTCAATGTAGTAAGTGCCGTCAAGAACCGGCTTCGCCACCAATCCGTTTTCAAGTGTCATAGCCAGAGTATCAATTTCTTTGTTGAAGGCATAAATCTCAAAAGTTGAGGTATTATCGGGAGTTGTTCCCCAAGTTGCAACGGTAATTTCGGTACCAGTATTGGCTGTGATTTTACGGATTTGCCCCTCTCCTAAACCCCCCGTTATCCGAACATAATAACCTATCAGACCAGTTCCGGTAATTGTCCATGTTGCCCCAGAATCTGTCAGAGTGGTAGCAGCTCCAGCCGTTGCTGTTCCTGTATCGTAAATCCCTATTCCCAGAACTGTCTGGTTCCATCTCCAGGGTTCTGTCGTTTCCAGACTCGCAGTTGTTTTGGTAATCTGGGCATAGGATTTAGCAAGCCAGGAAGCAGTAAGAGCCAGAATCTTTGCTCCAACCCCGTAACTAAAAGCCAGAGTATTAGCGCAAGCCCCTTTAATCTGAAAAGCCTTACCGGCTCCTATATCCTTTTCAATCTCAAGCGTATAAGGATAAGGGTCGCATTTAGCCGAGAATGGAGTATTCGTTGGTGTGAACTTATGCAGGTAGACAGGATATTGATAAATCTCAAAAGTTGAGGTATTATCAGGATTAACATCCCAGGTTGCAACGGTTAAGGTATCTTCAGTATTACTTACAATCGCTCTCACTTGCCCAATAGCAGCGGTTGCTGAACCTGTTCCCCCTGTAATTTTCACATAATGGGCTTTGTAATCATCTACACCCCAACCAGCTCCAGTTAGAACTAAAATTGTGTCTCCTGCACTCGTTGCAGTACCTGAAACCTCCAGAGAAGGTTGCGTGGTCGTTGGTGCACCGAACCAAGACCTAAATAAATGTCCCAAACAATTAGGATGAACTTCATGGACTGTATCGCCAGCAAGAGTTATCAATCCCTGATAACTCGGTGGCTCATCCCTTCTGCCATCTAACTGTGCAGAAACTACTTCTTCAATCGTTGGAGAAATAGATTCTGTGTTAAACTTCAAATAATCAGCCTCTCCAAAAAGAGCATCTTTGGAAATCTCATAATCGGAAGTAACATCTGGGGCAACCCAGGTGTCCACTGTGCAGGTTGTCGCATCATTGTCCGTTATCTTTCGGAGCTGTCCGATTCCCAGTCCGACTGTAATCCTTACATAATAACCGATAAGAGCATCAACAGACCAGGATGCAGTTGAATCTTCCAATTTGGTCACCGATGACCCAGCAGTAGCATCTCCTGAATACAAAACCACCGGTGTTCCAAAAACATTTTCCCTCTTAATTCCAATGTGAGTTAATTGTCCTTTTGCCATTTCTTTTTACCTCCCTTAGATTTAGTTTCTTTCTTTTTTAATATTTCAGTTTCTTCTTTCTTTTTCTTTATCACTGGGCGTGCAAATCCTTGGGAAATTAACTGGCTTCCCAATTTTTCATCCACATCAAAAACTTCTCCCTCTTTCTTTAATCCTAAATCCGCGAACTGTCTTTCCTCTTTCATTTTAATTTTCATTTTTACCTCCATTGTATGTGTTCTTGAACATCTATCTGTATCTCACAGAAATGACACAGGACAGAACCGAACATCCTGTTTTCTCTTATATTAACAGAAGCGGGAGAAGCCGAAAAAGCTGTCCCGTCTAAATCAACCATATAGTTTCTGAATTTATCGCAGACACTTTCCGTCAAAGTCCTGAAGGTCTTATCCGTAGCGGTTGAATCTTTTAAAGAAAAATATCCGAAGATCTTGATTGTATGAGTCCGCATATTAACCGTCGGGGAATGTTCAATTTCAGGTGAAGCGGGAGTCGTTATCTCCCATCCTTTTATTAAATCACCCGATTTGAAATAATTTATGAATGTAGCCCAGTCCGCTGCCCATCTTTCATAATCGTAAACTTTCGTTCCTACCTCGGAAACGGTCAAAAGTATTTCTTTAGTTTTCGCAACTATATTCGTGAGATTACTTACGTCAGCCATTACGCCTCCAATCTCTTAACCACTCTCGCATTTGCCTCGTCAAGAAATTTTATAACCTTTGCCTCATTCTCGTTAAAAGTTTTTTCAAACATCCCCCAACCTTTTTTTCTATCACGATAGCCCCTTCTGGATATTACTATTGCAATTTTAATAGCTCGCTGTTCAGAAAATTCACTTGCTCCGAATCTACTGTCAGCCCATTTTCTTATTGCGTCTATATTAGGAAACTTCCCAGCCGGATAACCTTTTTCAATCGCCATTGCGTATTCAGCCGGTGTTCCGATAACCCCGTGTAAATTTAGTCCCTTTCCTCTTATCTCCGAAGCAACCGAACCCCTTAAATATCCCGTAACATTCTCAGGCATTTTGGCAGATATTTTACCATGAAGAAATGCAAGGACTTTTTCAAGAGCTGTCATTATCTCATCTTCCCAAATCGGGATCGCCTTCTCTGGATTCTTTAAGTAAACCCCTTTTACTTCCATTGTTAATTCAAGAGGTTTTTCCATTCTATCTCCACTTCGCGGGATGGGTCAGGTATTCGCCACCCCATGGGAATGTAGTATCATATTCCCTTATAACCAATGCCGCCGAGGTTTCATCACGCTTCTCCATAGCTTTATCGTAAAGTGTAAATTGCTCTTTTGCCACTGCTCTGCAAATATCCGATTTCGCCCTGTACTCCACAACATCCGCGGCGATAGTCGGAGCGGAGGATTGTGTGTATTTGTTCGCCATTGCAAGCAATGTAATAGCCGCCGCCAGATGGCAGAGTGCCTGGAAGTCCGCTTCGTAGGTCGTGTTATTATCAGCATCCAGTGTATGGGGTAAAGCATAAGCAACGATGAATGTTTCCGATGAGGATGGGCTGTCCTCAGTGAATCTGATTTTTTCGGTCGTGCCATTATGATATAGTCTGAAAAGCTCCTCGTCCATCATCTGCGGTTCCTGATCGCCCGAGGGGTATTCAACGGATTCTATTTTTGAGAAACCGTCAATCCAGTCCGAGGGCTTGTCATAATCATAAGTACCATCACCGGTATAAGATTTGTATTTAATATAAGGACGGTCTTTGTCATAGATTAGTTCAACCGCATCGGTCAGCATTGCCTTCAGTTCTGTTTCCGTTGCCTCATCCACAATGATATGGGCATCATCCTGAAGGATTATTTTAATTTGAGCTACAAAGTCTTCCTGAACTTTTGCCATTAGTCATTTCCTTCATAATTAATTGTAAAGTATGTCATTGAACTACCTTGAACAACATATTGGTCTGTACCTGCTAAATGATGACCAATAACCCAAACCTTATCGTCCGCCGACAAAGAAATTAAATCTGTGACCATAGCACAAATAGGTGCAGCTTTCCCAGTCTGTACACATTTATAAGTTACAGGTGTCCCATTGACGACTAATCCAACATCATAAGTTGTATCCTTTACGCCAGGGACAAAATTTATTTTTGCTCTCACAGAATAAATCCCTGTTTTCGGAGCATAGTAAATTGAACTGGATGTGTGGTGTAGAAAATTAGAACCTTTATCAAAAGTTTCCGTTTCAAAAGTTATGATTGTCGTGGTAGTGCTTTCTATGACTTGGCTGCTTCCTGATTTGTATGCTCTTGCTGCGTAGGTATTTTTTGAATCCACATGACCATCTGAATCAGAATCATAATCAGTAGTTTTAACGATTGTCCGTTCTGTTCCGCCACTCTGTGAAGTTTCCTTAAATTTAAGTGTATCCCCAACACCATACAAAAGCAAAGAATTGGAAGTAGCTGAGGGAACAGTTCCCGTTGACAAATGAAGTTGCCCAGCAACTGAAGTCGTGCTTATTATACATAAACCCCCATCTATGCCAATGCAATCAGAAGTATTCTGATATATTTTCATAGTACCCACATAAACTGAACCACTTGAAGTATGGATATCGTGAAGATATAAATCTCCTTCTGCTGTCATTGTGGCTTTTCCTACCCCAAACCATTTAAATACTAAACTTCCTGTTCCAGTATCTATATTAAAATTAGTCTTATCGTGATGAAAACTTCCCCATTCATTTGTAAGAGAATCCCAGTCTGTTGCAGAGAAAAAATAAATTCTGGGATTAATTGAAGCGGGTAGACCGTGAGTCTTTGCCCTGTTATCTTTTGTTGTAAATATTATATTCCCTGAATGGTCTGAGCTATTAACATCTGTAAAAAACACCAATAATGATTCGTATTATAAA